ATGCGGGAAACGCTTCGTTTTCTGTACGTGAGTCGATGTACATCTTCTTGACCCACCAGCCACCGACACCGCCGGGGTTGGCTGTACAACGCATATATAGATTCTTTTGAAGTTCAGGATCTGTGGAACGTAGTCTAGAGCGTAAATAGTCCCAGACGTAAGGAGTTGGGTATTGTGTAATTTCGTCGATACCTATCCAGTTGAAAGCCTGACCCTGAAAACGGGTTACGTCCTTATCTCTGTCTAGGTAGGTAAACCAAATCGTGGCACCTGATGGAAAGACCCACGTTGATTTTGATTCGCGAAACTTGGCTCCGGGAAACGCCTTTGTGTATAGCTGGCGTGATTTATCTATGAGTTCGGTTAGTTCGTCGAGGGTGCGTCTTAGAAGAAGGCCTCTGTGATTAGGGTTGTGGCAATAACGTAAGGGGTCAGCAAGTAAAGCAAACGACTTACCGCCGCCAGCCGCTCCACCGTAAAGAACATCTTGCTCACCTGCTGAAAGAAACTCTTCTTGAGGGCCGGGATTAGCTTGGAAAACAACCTCAGAATCACCCACAAGGTCGGAAACGGACGGGGGTAAAACGGAGAGATCTCCCATGTCAACGACATTCGTTCCTTTTCCTGCAACTCCCTTTTCGACTTTTCCAATTGTTTCTTCCAGCTTTCGGGCATAACTTCTCTGTGCTTCCGCTTTCTTCGTAGCTTGTGTAGCTTTTTTCTTTGCAGCCCTTAAACGCTTCTGTGCCCCACGACGGGCACGTTCAGCGGTAGATAGCTGATAGTTTCTTTTTTTCTTTGGTGCGTCGGTTTCCGACAAGGTTACTTCTCCGCAGATTTTGCTGCAGAGCGTCCCTTAGAGTTTGGGTTGGCTTCATTCCATTTTTTCATGCCAGCCTCAACCATTTCTTTGTCGTCACCATAAACGCGAACGAGATGGTTGTACGCATCGCGTCGGTTCATTGTTGTGTAGTCTGTTACCGCGTCTTTTGCAGACTGGTAGATATTTCCGAAAAATTCCATAGCTTCTATGCCTTATAGTTTGCTTTGCGTCCGCGACAGGCTTTGCCGCCATGTGCCATAGCTTTTCTTTTTGGTTTCGCTGTACCACCGTATGCCATTTTTTGCTTTTTTGGTGGGATGAGTTCGTTTTTCAACTCTACGTATGACATATCAGGATTCCTGTCTATAAAACTTAAAATGCCCATTGCGTCGTCGGGAGATAAGTCACGACCTTTGAACATCTTATTCATTGTGCTGCCGTGCTTCTCGTACAAACGTTCGAACCTCATGTCCAAACCTTTTATGCCAAAGACATATTTATTTGACATAGGATTTTCAGCCATCGATCACGACTTCCTTCTTCGGTGGCAACAGGACTACGCCGTGTACTGCCGTTACGTTGTGGTTAATTTGTTCCTGCTTTGCTACGCCGACGCGATTGAGTAGCGATTCGGCAGCTTTGAGGCGCAGGTCGTCACCTCTTTCCGGGGCGGGGTTATCAATTGTATCGACAAGTCTGTTTGCGGCTTTTAATGCGTTGGTTGCCAAAACCGACTTGGTGCGTTCCACAATCTCATCAGCAAGCGTTGACTTTAGCCACGCTGCAGATCCACGTGAATACCCAGCATCTATAGCGGCAGCAGTTACCTGACCGCCATTTTCAAAGAGCAATTCTAGGAACCGCTCCTGTTGTTGGGTCAGTTCCTTCTTCTTGTGTGTCTGGGGTAGTAGATTCATCGTTATTTTCCGAAACCGACAGACAACGCCACTTCACATCTACAGGAAATAGCTGCTGGGCTATAACCAACGCTTCCATTTCGATTGTTCTTTGTCTGCATTCCTGTTTGGTGAGGTACGGACCACGTGTATCTCGTATTTCTACACATGCATCCGGCAAAACCGACAAACAGACAAGTATCCATGCCTCTAACATGTCGGTTTCCTGTGTCTGTGGGATGTGGGTGGTTAATTTGTAGCCTTCATGTGCCCAATATAGCAAAATATGATGGTTTTATGGTGGCATGTGCTAAGTAAACCTCTGCCCACATCACAAGTATAGCTACTATATCCATGTAAGTCAACAGGAATATCAGTGTCAATTACTTTTTTTAATAAAAAAATAAAAATTAGCTACGATTTTGATTGACAAATTGGGATTTGACCTATACAATGGGGTTAAGACCCACCGGGAAATAACCCAATACCACCCCGCTACCCCTACACGTCGGTTTCCAACCCCTTCGGGATACCCCGTTGGGGTCTTTTTTTGTCTAAATCACCGGATAATCCGCTGGGGAACCCCCCTACACGTCGGTTTCATACCCATATCGATAACCTAAAATATACAAAATTGCTGTCGGGATTGCATAGCATATGCAGGGGGGGTGTGGTGGCCCTTGCGCCCCCGTCAAGCCACATTTTTATCTTTCCCCATCGGTGATGCCGTGGCGCACCCCGAAACAAACCACCCGCACAAAACCGACTAGATAGTTCCCCGCCGGATATATCCCGCGCACACGCGCAACCCGCGTAATGTCATTTGTCATATTGGTAACCCTACTGGCTTTTAGTCGGTTGCATATACACATAGAAAACCAACCCCCGTTCACCCGCGATTTATCCCGCAATATCAAACCCAACGGCTACATTTTAGACGATAGGCAAAAAAGAACCCCGCCGGACTAGCCAAGCGGGGTCAAGTGGGAGGATAACGGGTCGGTTTCAGGTATCGTTGCGCCTATTCCACAATTCAACAAATAGGCACCAGCAAGCGATAGAAACCCATGCCAGCAACACTAGCATCAGGATATTACTGGCTGTCATCGGACTGGCCTTTCACTGTCAGATTAAGCCGCGCAATGGTGCGTGGATTGTCGGTTGCATGGGTATAATGGTCGAACCCAATAGACCGCAACAAAGCTTTAGCCGCCGCCGCTTGGGTTTCTAATGCTTCGATTGATTGCAAGATTAACGCCGCTTCAGTTGTGGTTAAAACAATCATGCGCTTGGCATCACTGTTAAAATCTTCCTTGTTGATTGATATTGTGCTTTTCATAACGTTGGTTCCTTTCATATGAAAACGGGCAAGATTGCCCTGCCCGTTCATTATTAGTCGGTTTCCGCCTAGCTAGCAAGCTTATATTTGGGCCGCTGGTATCCCTCGCGCTTGACCACAATGTTATAGCCATGTTTGCGAAGCTTATACACTGCCATGTGTACCGCCTTCTTAGTCAAGCCAGTTTCACGGGCAAGGGTCTGAATATTCACCCCAGTCTTACGACTAGCCAAAACCCTATAGAGTTTTGCAAGTGATGAATTCGGACGGAATGGCCGCTTGTCGGTTCCGCGTTCACCCCGCCGCCGCTTGACTGGTTCAAGCTTTTCGCCGTGCATACCAGTTTGAAAATCAAATTCGGCTTTAAACCGCTGATATAGATCCTGCTTCACATCGGCACGGACAGCCGACACAAGCTGATCACAAAGTTCACGGATATGGTCGTTTTTAATTATTCCAGTCATTGGTTGGTTTCCTTTTCTATGCTGTTAAATTGCAAAAAATACGGCGATTAGTGACAACAGCAAAATCACCAATGCCAAACGGTAAATCACGATAAACAGTTTCAACACGTCAGTCATGTTACGCCGCCACCGATTCCAGATATTGCCAAGACGGGGACGTGATAACGGTTCTTACGTCATCATTCCGTTTGCGTTGAACCATGTGCTGGCTGGCTGTGTTTTTGCCAGTCTGCCGCTCGACACCGTCTGCACCAGTCCATGTGACGTTTGTATGCGTTGCCCAATGCGTCAGAGCATTATAGGCCGCCCACATGGTCGCGCCTAATTCCTGCTTTTCCGCCTCAAACTGGTGCATCAGGTAATTAAAGAGCCGCTCATTCACTGGCTTGGCGTGGCCTAATTCCGCCGCCTTGCCGGATTTGTGGCAAACAGTTTCCGCCAGTATCTGCCCAAATTGTTCATCCGATAGACGGGCACCCCGCCAACGGTTCATCAAGTCAAGCTGGCTTTCCCACATGTTCAAACCCATTGCCGCCTTGCT